GCTGATGTTCGGGAACAAGGTCGAGTGGGGATACCGCACCAACAAGGGTGAGGTGGTCTGGTGCCCGGACAAGGGCGCCGCCAAGCGCAAAGTCCGGAGGATCAACAACAAAACCTCCCGAACCGGAGTGTCAGTTAAGCTGATCCAGCGCAAGGTCAAGAGCACGGTCATCCGCAACCGACCCAAGGACACGTGCCAGGGCGGGAAGTGCACCAAGCGCGGGAACATCTGCAAGAAGCACTTCAAGGAGAAGACCGGCTCCAAGATGGAGGGCAAAGAGTGGAGCCTGGAAGGCATCCACGCACGCTGGGATGAAGCGGGCCATCGCTGGGGTTGACGAGTAGCACAGGCCCGAAGGCCTGTGCTACTCTTAGGCTACACCGAGGAGAGGAACCCCAGTGCCTAAGTTCATCCCAGACCCCCGAGCCGTGTACGACAAGTATCCGCACGAAACTGAGATCGGGTGCTTGAACCGAAAGCACCGCCAGATCGTCAACTTCAAGATTCTCCGTGGCCGGAAGAACGCCAAGTGCCCGGTCTGCGGCCGACGAGCAGGGAAAAAGTGATGGGAACACGCATCGAAGACCAGGACGAATTCGCCAAGCGCCGGAAGAAGTACCCGGCCACCAAGGTCCAGTGCGTGCACCCGGTCCACCGTGAGCCGGTGGAGTTCCTGATCCCGGCCGGGAACAAGACGGCCCGGTGTCCGAGTTGCGGTCTTCGTACCGCTCGACCGTGACTTGCGCCCAGAGCCTGGTTCATGCTAGGCTCTGGGTACACCAAGAGAGAGGGTCGCAGTGGCGAAGCCCGAGAAGATCATGAAGAAGTGCAAGCCTTGCCGGGGAACTGGGAAGCTGACCGGGAAGATGATGGAAGGCACCAGTCAGAAGTCGATGACGTGCCCGTGGTGCGAGGGTCGAGGCTTCAAGTTCGAGAAGCCGAGCAAGTAGGAGATTCGATGGCGAAGATGCCCAGCTTCAAGGACCACAAGCTGAAGATCGGCAAGCCGGGCCGCGACGGCAAGATGTCCGGCAAGTGTTCCTGCGGCGGATGGACCGGGACCGGGAAGACCCGGGACGAAGTCCAGAACCTCTGGAACACAAAGCACATCAACAAGTTCGATAGCTGGAAGTAACCGGGTCGGCCCCTTCGGGGGCCACCTCCCGGTAGACAGGGAACGGAGAGAGATGGTACGATACGAGAAGGACGAGGACATCAAGCCCGGGACCAAGGTCCGAATCGCGGAGGTCGGGACGTACTACGGCAAGGTAGCGGAGGTCATCCATCCGGCCCTGGAACGAGTCTGGTCCACGTCCCGGAAGAACACCCGGCAGATCTGGGTTGCGATTCCGGGACGCCTGACTCCGTGCGCGTTCTACGCCGACGATCTTGAAAAGGTCGAAGACACGAAGTTCAAGTCGGGGGACCGGGTCCGAGGTACCGGGATCGTCTCTGGCACCCGATACGAGGGTACCGTGGTCCCGGTGCGTTCTTCGATCTACGGCCTGCCGGAAGGTGCGGAGACCCACATCAAGGTCACGAAGGTAATCTCAGGATCTGGCCAATCGGTCGGAAACGGAGCATACATCAACAACGTTGAGAGGATCGAAGAGATGGCATACGTCAAGAACCTGGTCGGCCCGAAGCCGGAGCCGGTCCAGGAGCCTAAGCACCCGACCCCGTGGGCCTCCAGTGGTCGTGATGTCCGGGACGCGAACGGCAATGCGGTGCTCCGCGTCACGACCCGGAACACCCGAGACCTGGTCCCCATGGACCAGGCCTACGAACTGGCCCGGGTCATTGCTGAGGCCGTGAGCGAGAAGTTCGCCTCGAAGGCTGAGGACTCGCCTAGCCCTTTCTGAGGGCGCCGGTCCGCAAGCCTGATCCGAACTTCCTGGAGATCAAGCGAACACTTGAACGACAGATAGATCGGGCTCGTGCGGCAGGCACTTGGGGCCTGTAACAGATAATAGCCCCCGGACCAATCCCTAAATGGGAAAGGCCCGGGGGCTGTTTTCGTATCAGACTTCGGTGTTCTTAGGGGCGACCACGGTTCCGATCACGGTCAGAAGACCGGTCAGGGAAGCCGCCCACGCGGGGTCGATGCCTGGGATGAGTACCGAGACACCTACGCCCAGGATCGCTGCCACGAGGGCACCGACCGCCTTAGCGTACTTCATTCTTGTTCTCCGATCACTTGGTGGTGAGCGCCGCGATCACGGCGTCGAGCTTCTCGTTGGTCTGCTCTGCCTTCTCCTGAAGGTCCAGGAGCGAGCCGGTCTGCTGCGCAGCCTCGTCACCGAAGTTACGACCATCGGCGAAACGGACTCCGAACAGAACTTCCTCCAGAGCCTCAACGAATGCCTGCTTGACCTCTGCCTGAGTTGCCACGTTCAGCCAATCTGTTGATGGGTTCAGAGCTGCGGTTACCCGAGCCCTGAAATCGTTCATGTTGAAGTTGGGATCGACCTTGCGACCCACGGGTGCGCAGATCTCCTTGTGTCCGAGGACCCGGCTGACCGAGAGCCCGAACGCCTTAACCAGCGCTGCGCACAGACGCGCGTACGCGTCCATCTGAACCTCGGGCCAAGCACCGGTTCCCGTGGCCTCAGCCTCGATACCGATGGCGTGGGCGTTGCCCTGCCACGGCTGAAGCACAGACCCGGTGTGCCAGCACTGGCCAGCGGCCACTACGTACACGACCCCGGACCTGGCCAGCAGGAAATGGGCCAGAGGCCCAGGAAGGTCCGAGCGCCCGTTCTGAACCACCTGAAGCGAAGGCGCATCTCCGAACGGGGAACCGGCGGTGTGGTGCGCGACCACGGCCTGTACATCGACCATGGCCCCATGTCCTCGGGTCTTCCACCCGGGCTGTTCAACTACGGTCAGACCTGCGGACCGGGCCACGTTGGCCAGGTTCGTGAGGTACGGCATTACTTTCCTCCTAGGAGCGACGGCGTGCACCCGGTCACATCGATCGGGAACGAGGTCCCATCGGACAGGGTCACGGTTCCGGTGCACGTGTGCAGGTCTAGAGCTACGTTGGTGATCCTCGGGGCCGGATCCCCCGTGTCGCCCTTCGGCCCCTGAGAACCGGGCTCGCCCTGTGGGCCGCCCGGACCCTGCTCCCCGGTTTCACCCTTTGGGCCCTGAGTCCCATCCTGACCGTTCGAACCGGGTCCTCCGGTGTCACCTACCGGACCCTGGCCCCCGACGTCTCCACGGGGCCCCTGGACACCCGGAACGCCCTGAATACCCTGAGGTCCCATCGTGCCCTGTTCTCCGCGCTCACCCTTGGAGCCGCTCGACGGCGGCTGAGAGTCCAGGTTCGCGGCCTTGGTGCACAGGCCTGGGTTCTTCTCGTAGAAGTCCAGGTGCTTGGCGCACTCGGCCTGAAGCTGAGCCGCCAAGTCCTGGCCCTGGTTCGCGAGCGCATCAGCGTCCTGCTTCTGGCGCAGGTTGTACCATGTACCGATGCCGATGTACAGAACGACCAGGATGAGAATTCCGAAAGTGATTCGAGCCAGCAGAGAACTGGTCCGAACTAGCTGTGGATCCAAATCCGGATTAGCTCGATTGCGCATCCGGACCTCCTCTTACTAGCTTTTCCATTGCCAAGCGGTGCGCCGTTTCCTCGGCCGTTCGCCGGGCCGTGCGTTCCGCGTCCATCTCACTCCTGAGACTTCGAATCTCTTCCTTCAGCCCGGCGATCTCCTCGCGGAGATCCTTCAATTCTCGGGCACGGTTAACGCGAAGCTCTTCAAGCTCAGCGTCGTGGTCCTTGTTGATTCGGGCGATCTCTTCGCGGTAACCGCGCGTGGTCTGCCTGTTCAACATCCACATAACGAGGAGGATGATCAGGGCTAGGCCAATAGGGCCCATCTGACCGAGAGCACCGATGAGCCCTTCCACTTGCGGCGCCCTTTCTTATAAGACCACGAATCATCCGTAGATCGTGGCGACGAGAGAGGACCCGGCACAGATGATTCCGGTTCCCGATGCCGAGTCCTTACGCCCCTGAAGCTTCAGGGTGTGAGCGCCAGCGGCAAGGCTCAGACGCTCGGTGCGAGAACCTCCGATGCGAGTCTCCACCGACTGGGCCACGAACAGGGAACTAGCCGCATGAGTTACGCCATCAACGGCGAACTGGCCGTAGCAGTACCCAGTTCCCAGAGCCGTGAGGCGCCAGTCGAACGACAGGGTCACGATCACGATGCTGGTGGCGGTCAGAGTGAACGACACGGATCCGCCGGTCGCATCAGCGGTACTGGTGCCCAGCGTCAGGTCAGCCGTGGTGGAAGCTTCGAGCGTGCGAGGGAACTTGACTTCCATCGCTGCGATTCGAGCTTCCTTGGTGATGATGTTGTTCTCAACGGCGGTAGCCAGAGACTGCATCTGGGTATACCCAGCCGGAGTATCCGATGCCGTTGGGTACGGGAACCCGTACGTGGGGGTAGTTCCGGACATGGAGAACTCCTATCAGAATGGGATGGCGACAATCCAGGGCGTGCCCACGCCAGCAGCGGGGGTTCCGGCCCCTGCTGCGCCCGCCTCAACCGTGAACCGATACTTCATTGACACGGTGTTGATTCCGGGCGAAATTAGATCCGCGAACGGACTAGTAGTTCCAGACGAGGCCTGAATGAAAAAGGTCTTGAACGTTGACACGTTGATTCGGTTCGAAAGACTAATCTGGTTGGCGGCGAACCAGCTAACTCCGTTCACCGTTCCAGGGGTGGCAAGCTTATTGACCCCTCCAGGGCTGGTGATAACCAGGCCGCCCTCGACCATGCATCCGAACAGGTTTACGTTAGCAGCCCCGAACATGAACATGCATCGCTGGTACGGGGCAAGCTTCACGTTGAACGAGGGACTGACACCCGCCCCAGCGTCCAAGTCACGCCACACGCCAGCGGTTCCGGTGAGGGAACCTCCGGTGCTGTCGATCTGGGTAGGAGGCGAGGAGCCAGCGGCCCCAGGTGTGGTCACAGGGCCCAGAATGAAGTACTGGGTCTGCTTGCGTACCACCAGAACCGTCTGACCCGGCGCATACTCAGTTCCGATAGAAGGCGTGAGCGCCTTCAGGTTGGTCAGAACAGATCCCTGGATCTGTACGGAGTTCAATCCCGTGGACGATGACCACGTGATGATCTTACCTACGTGCCAACCCGAATCATCCGACCCCGTGGGGCCCTGGAGCCCCTGGGTCAGAAGGTCGGCAATCTCAAACGCGGTAGCCATTCAAGCCCCTCAGTTCAGGTACTGCTTGCGAGTTTGAACGGACATCTCATCGTCCACCGACATTGAGTACGTGATCTGGTCGATGATGTGGACCTCGACGGTGCCCTCTGCGTACGTCACCGAAACCACGTCCCAAGCCTCCAGAGCGGGGTTGGGGACCATGCCCAGGGTGACCGAGTACGGGAGGCCGTGCCCGGCCGCTAGGAGCTTCTGAGCGGTCGAGTTGCACTGCTCTACGGTGGTCAGGAACGAGGACTGAAAGAACCTCGGGACCTTGCCGAACGGCCCACCGTAAAACGTCGGGGATGCCGGATCCACGTCCGTGGCGATCGAGTAGACCGGAGGCACGTTCGCGTCCGCAGCCTCACCCGAAGCTACAACGGCGTTATACACGCCGTCCCTGGAAACGGACCGGGAAGCGTGAACCAAGACTCCGTACGCACCGGAGTTGATGTTGAACACGGGGACACCCGTGGTCGAGGGTGCATCCTTCACCACGAAACGTCCGGCGTAGTCGAAGTAGCAGATCTTCCCGTACGCGGCTACAAGCTCCTGGATGAACGCCAAGCGGTCCTGATCCACGAAGTGATCAGATCCCAGCGTGGTCGCAGCTGCGGTTCCTCCAGGCCAATTCACGGTGTCATAGACCGTGACCACCGTGGGCATGACGTCCTGGACCAGGAAGTCCAGAACAGATGCCACGGAAGTAGAAGCCGTGAACTGGATAGGCGAGGTAACCCGAGCGTCTCGAAGGTTAGCCATTCGATCTTCACCCGTAATTCGGATTACGGGCTCATCGAACTTGCTGTCTTCGATGAAGTCGTCTTCCACCGTGTTGACCCGGTAGTAACCCAGGCCCACATACTCGGCGGTTCCGTTCGCGTACATCACGCCGCGCTCTAGGTAGATCTCATCCGAGTACGCGTCGATGTTCTCGAAGGCGGATGAGATGGTCAAATCCATCGTGCCGTTGACATCCGAGTTAACATCGAATGTTGCTTCGCCCTTGACGATAGGAATCGGGGCACCCGCCCCGGCCGGATTGACCCCGGTTGCCCAAGGTGCCACCAGCCGAGCACGGAATACCGCTTTGTGCGGGCCCCGAACCGTGTTCAGGAACGAATCAGTTACGGGCCTCACGTCAACTCCTTACGGAACAATGATGACAGAGTTCGATACCTTATCGACCAGGTTGGACCAGGTAGCCACTCCGGCCAGAACATCGGTCCACGTAGCGTAGTTCGTGGGAACATCGGACCAGATGTACGTGGATCCATACACAGCCGGTGCAGGCTGCGAGACCTGGCGTACAGACACGGTCACAGACCAGGAACCGCCCGGAGTATCAACGGCTCGCTTCAGGCTTGTGGCCGTGAAGTACAGCGTGTCGATGTCCGCGTTCGGGTCCGGAACCAGAAGGTACATAGGATCCCCGAGCGCGATACGCGCCGCGATCTCCTTGGCCTCTGTCTTCGTGGCCGCATCAATCGTGAACTCGAATGAGTTCGATTCCATGATGTCCGAGACGATGACGGGCGCGGAACGCCCGACGATCTCGAAGATCCCGGTACGCCCACCCTGGTTGATCTCCGAAAACCCGGTGATCTCTACCCGGATGTTCTGCCCGGGACGAGACGGATTCATCAGCCAGTACGGCTTCGAATTCGGGTTCGGGAACACAGGTGTGTACGAGGTCGTAGCCTGGTCCGTGGACGTTCGCTGCGCGACGTACACAACTCGGGCCTTGGACACATCGGCCACGCCACCCGTGTACATAACCGTGCCCGTGGTGATCGTGCCTGGGTTCGTGTTCGTGTAGTAGTGGAGCTGGGATTCGTCGTTAGACCCGGCGGTGTTATTACCGCCACCGGCTCCGGCACCGACGTACTGGACAGGCACTGCGGTTACACCCGAGAACACCGAAGCCTTCCACAGGTGCATGATTCCCAGCGCGTTCTGACCCGCCGGAATCGTAGCCGTGGGGTAGTCCACGTTCTGAGCCGAAGCATTGGCCTGGTACGCCAGGTGAACGGGATCCTGAACGTTCAGGAAAGCTCGAATCTGAGCCGAGCATGAATCACCGGCAGAACCGCCAGCGAAAGTCACAGACGGGGCCGTGACACCGGCGGCGTAGTCCCGATAGAAGATGGCCTGGTTCGTGCCACCTCCCGTGAGCCGGGTCCACGTGGCCGGAGTTCCGATCGTGGCCGCAGGGTTAGCGTGCGTCACGAACAGAAGGAGCTTGGCGCCCGTGGGAATGGATCCGGCCGGGAGACCGGGAACCAGGGTCGCGTTGTTGCCCGTGGCGAAGGAACCGGTGCCGAACACGCTTGGGGTCGCGCTATCGACCGCTGTTACACGGTAGTAGTTCACAACCCCGAAGATGTACCCATCGTAATGGTCTACGTGCCCGGAGCCACCCGAGACGGGAACAACGTCTCCGCCCCGGATGGTCGTCCAGGTGATCTGGTCCTTGGACCATTCGACCTTTGCGTAATCCGCGTCCGTATTAGCCCCCGTAAAGGAGATCTGAACACGGCCCAGGTCATCGTTGTACAGGGCCGATACTGAGAGAGCCATTACTTAGCAGCCCCCTTCCGAGCCTGAACGAAACGACGAGTGGTTCGGTTACCCTCTTCGACACGCGCATCAATGAATCCGGCCATGCCCTTTTCGTCGCCCTCGACCACAACGGTAATCGGGTTGGAGGCGAAGTCGGCCTGGGCCGATACAGCGCTGTTCACCGTGGAGTTCAGAGCTGACCCGAACTCGGGGTTTGCCACGACGCCGCTTACGGCGTTCATGGTCTCGGTCATAGCGTCTACCACTAGACCACCCTTGCTGGCGATACCCTTGGCCAGATCCTCAGAGATGGACTGGCCTGAGTACATCGACCAACCCTTACCCGAGAATGGGCCCTCCTTGGCTGGAGAGAAAGGCAGAAGGTTACGGGCAGCCTGCATGACGTTACCGATAGCCCCGGTCACAGCACCGATCTTCGACTTGATACCGTCGATCAGACCCTGAATGATAGAGCTACCCGCCCGGAAGAGCATGCTGCCGAAATCGCCTAGAGCGCCGATGATACGGCCCGGGATACCGCGAACGAAATCTACAGCCGCGTTGAAGCCGGTCGAGATTGCGTTCTTTGCGTTAGCCACTGCGCCACTGATGTTGCCCGTGATGCTGGACCAAGCGCTGGAGATCCGGGAAACCAGACCCGAGAACAGTCCTGTTACCGTGGTCACCGTTCCGGCGATCGTGGTATTGACCGCCGTCATAGCATCGCCGATGAGCTTCGCACCCTTACCGAACAGGTCGATCAGGGGCTTAAGTGCCTGAAGCTGGAACGACAGGAGCGCAGCAGCGATCTGGGCGAATAGCGCGATG